GCTGATGATGAAAAGTAAACAAGATAGGGTTGTTTAGTTCTCATTGCCCAGGATGCAAACTCAGCATCAATGGCTAGATCAACCGCTAAGGCTAACGGTTCATTTTCTATAAGCATCCGGCCACCAACTACTGCGGCCAAATGAATTACAAGATCATATTGCTTTTTTTCTAATTGGAAAAATTTACGGCAATCAACACCTTGTTTTAAATCTACTAAAGTTAAATTAGCATGAGGTAGCGCACGTCTGAAAGCGCGCCCAACAAAGCCATGTGATCCCGTTATTAAAATATTCATTATTGCCATAATGTGTACATATTTGGCCTTATTCCACCAACTAAATCTGATTCATAACGACCTTGTCCTACAAGTCCAGGATCAATGGCGTATCTGTTTATTTTGTCACTAATTGTGTTTAATTCAAGATCGGCAAAACTTTTGCCTTGTAGGGCTTCCAATAATATTGGCGCACATGACATTTTAATGGCAGTTGCATGACCACCATAGGATTCTTCAATTTTTTTAATTCTTCCCGTAATTTGCACAGATTTAATAAGATGATCTCCAAAAGTTACCGTATCCCAATCATCAGGTACTTCCGGCCATACTTGATCTAATTTTTCATAAAATTTATCTACAAATTCACAATCATCATCTAATATCAGAATTTGTTTGTACTCTTTAAATTGTGCATAAAACAATCTATTTTTTGTGTTTAGTACATTACAAAAAATTGCAGACATATCAGTATTTAAATGGTCAATTGCTGGCCATCTTAGCCAATCAATTTCTAATTCTTTTAATTGATGCGTTATTGCGGTTAATCGGTCAGGCCGTCTATCTAAATTCACAACAATAACCGCATCAAACAATTCATTTATTTTCATTTTAATGTCTTTACCAAATCCGCATATTGTTGCGACCTGATGTATTTTTGTAATGTCAATAAATCTTCTTCATAAAATTTAGGTTGATTTACCCTGGCGTAACCTTCATCCATTTCAGCCTTACCGGCTACTGGATGTAAATGTTCAATTACAACATCTTGTAAATATTTTAATACGCCTAGATCAATACCTAATTGCTTAACAAAGTTATCAAAATAAAGGTGTCTGCATTTAGGAAATGTCATACCCCATAATGCATCTACTATGTCACGTGTCATCACAAATGCAGTAGGTAGATTTTCGCCTTGCAATAAATCGTTGCCATAAGCAATGCCGGTTTTACCCCTTAACGCCTTCTCAAACTCTCTATCCCAATGTAGCGTTCTAGGAATGTGATCATCACCCATGAAAACAAACAGTTGATAAAAAGGATAGCGAGAAATATCAAGCAAACTAACTGCACCGGAATTAAGAGATTTGGCACAACCACCTGTTTCATTATGTGCCGGAATTTGGTAGTAATTGTCATGTTTGTAATACTCATCCCATTTTGGATCGTTGTTATCTATTACTGCATATAAGTCTGCATCTGCCTTTGTATCAATAAATGCTTGTGCTAGGCGTAACATGTTTTCAGGCCTGCCCCTAGTCGGTACGACCACGCACATACTCATGGCCATAGGGTAGGGGATCGGGCTGACTTATTTCTTAGATATAAGTATTTGGTAAAGCGTGTCTATTTTTTCCTCTATACGCGCAACCCTGCCTTCTAAATTATGACGGCCATTATTATCAGGCTTTAACTCACTTAGATAATGCTTAACTAGCCATCTAACAGTTGCTACCAATGCACCTACTATGGTAATTGTAGATACTGCTAAAGCCGCCCAATCATTAGCGCTCATTAACTATTTACGCCAAATTGATCATTTTTAGGGTCTAAATAGCGAATTAAAGGTGCGATTACGGCACCTGCTAAAATTGCTAACTCAGGCCGAACATCTGCAACTAAGGCTAATGCTGTTGTAACAGTTGCAACTGCAACGCTTCTTAAATATGACTTGATAATTTCTTTTTTCTTTTTATCTAATTTCATTTCAATCCTAACTGTTTTATTTTTTGTTGAACTTCATGCCTAGTTAATGCTATTTCAAAATGCATTTCATCTTTACGCTTTTTGTAATTACCGCCCCAGCCCAATCCGTATTTAGTTATCAATAGGTTAATTGTATTACGCTGATCCTTATTAAATGTATTTGACTTGCCTAAAGGATGCTTAATTGCATTTAAGTCTATGGCTGTACCGGATGAATGATTGCTTAGAACCCGATCTGATCCCCTGGTCATGCGGAACGCATAACCCCAATCATCTAACTGGCCTTGATCAATAGGTTCAACTAATTCATGAAATTCTTTAGCAAAATTAACAAGCAATGGCGCAACGGCTTTACAACAAGCAAACTTTATTTTTGTACCTGGCACATTAAAAGATTCAATGCTTAATGCCTTGCGATCCTCACTAGCCGGCCAACCATTTGGGCTAGTCAGTTCTCTAATAGTTGCCATAATTAGGTTTTTTGTTATGATCTAAACAATCCCATTTAGCATTTTCAATGTTTAACATTGCTTGATTACAACATTTAGGATGAATAAAAATATCTTCTACTGGTAAATATGTATAACCTATACCAGCATAATTACCTCTAATGTTGCCATTATATGAGGTGCGTTTACAGGTTTGACCTTTAAAGTTTGCATACCAAGTTTCAGGGTCTGATCCTTCAATAGTTTCAGTTTCATCAATTCCTGCAATGACCTCTGTGACTTTGTTATTTTCGTCTAAAAATGCGTAATGTGCCATTATGCCCAACTCACATTTCCTGTGCCTAAAGTAATAGTTGTAACTTTGTATAAACCATCTGTTGCAGTTGAACCTGTTAAACCAGCACCAATAGTTATTGTGCCATCAGCAGTTAAATATCTAAGAATTACTACGCCCGATCCGCCATTTTCTAAATCACCTTTACCGCCGCCGCCGCGATTTGCAGTTGATCCCCCGCCTAGGCCATTTGTTCCACCTTGACTTCCGCCGCCACCTGCATAAGTTATTGAAGTTCCAGTAATTGAATTCGCTCTACCTGCGCCGCCGTTTAATCCAACAGTCCCAGCCGAGGCTCCTGCTCCACCACCCGCTCCACCAACGCCATTGACCGATCCAGTATTTCCATAACCAGTTGCTCCACCTGAATTACCTTGCGTTGCCGATGATTGACTTCCACCTTGTTTACCACCTGATGATCCACCTGATGTAGTATTGCTGTTATTTTGATTTTCTCCACCATTACCACCGCCACCGCCAAGTGCAGTTGATGTGTCAAAAACAGAATTAGTACCAGAGGAAGCAGTGTTATTTGCTGATGAAGTATCAGGAGATTTAGCGCCGCCGCCACCAATACTTACTGAATAACTTGTTCCTTTTGTTACGCTTCTAGCGGTCTGTTCTAATAGTCCACCTGCGCCCCCACCCGATCCATAATAATATGCTCCGCCGCCGCCACCTGCAATAACTAATAAATCAACATCAAGTGTTGTTGGTGCTGGTGGCGCAGATGGTTGCGTTAAAATTCCTAAAATATTCATTTATTATTCGGCCACTCTGCCAACCACATACCATGAATCTGTACTTACTTTAATACAAGATACAGCACCAAAAGTTTTTGTAATTGTAGGATTAGTTGATACTGTACCGGTTGAAGCCAATGTAACACCTGAACCTTGAATAATAGATACCGTGCCACCTGAACCAATTTTTATTACATTAATAACTGACCCGGTAGTGATAGCAACTGAATCAAATGGTGGAATTGTGATAGTTGTAGTGCCTGTGTTTGAATAAGTAATAAGTTTGTTATCTGCATCAGCAAGAACTAATGTGTCTGATGTTGCGGTCACTGCCCGAACCGATAGATTGGCTATGCTGTTCATTTGAGCCGCCGTTAATACCTGACCAACCGAAAAAGTTGCCATTTACATATACTCCTTAATAGGCCAAAGAATCTTCATCAAGCCGGCCATCCACATCCGATGATAGCAAAAATCCTACGGCAAAAGGTTGGGCGCAAGTGAAAGTAACTTGAAATGTTTTTGGTGTTATCTGATAAGTCAAACCGGCTATGACGGAATCTGTAACCACATTACCCGCCGGCAAGGTTTGGGTTACTTGGATAGGGCTGAAAATGTCTAAATTTAAAGCGGCAATAACCCGATTTGGATCATCCTCACCAAAAGCATCTATTGTTAAAGAGTTTAATTGAATGTTAACGCCTTGTTCTTTTCGTGAAGCAATAATCATTTGAGCCTGATTCAAAGCATCTGCATCAGTTTGCATAATGCCACCTCTAACACGGCTGTGTTGAAAGTAATCATCAATGCTGGCTGTATCGCTGGCAGTTTGGGCAATACCGCCCGTTCTTGTTACGGTGACTTTGTTAATCATTTGATAATCAGAAATATCAAATTGCACAGCCTGGTAAGTTACATCACCTGATCCTGGCACATCACTGAACAAAGTCAATGAGCCGCCTTCTGCAACTATGATGTCATTGCGGGATAAAAATTTTGCATACCCGCGCTCATCCATATAGAACGCGCCCAGGTCTGTACTCTCTACAACCTGACAGGCGGCCAATAATGATCTTGATGATCCATCATCTGCCTGCACTGTGGTGGTTGCGGTAGTTGATATGTCACGCATACCGCCTGGCCATTCTCCAGCATCTAACAAACTTGTAATTCTTTGTGCAGTGGTTTGTCCAGCCATGCCACCGCTAACTGATGTAATAGTTGTAAGGTTTAATAACTGAAATCCATCTACACAACCTAAAGTTACATACGCTGGATCAAACCCGGTAGGGCTTTGGTAATTCCATTCTTGTATATAAAAAGAACCTAAGTTATATGTAACGCCTAAATATTCTGCCGTAAAGCGAATCTTACGCATTGGTTTAATTTTGCCGTATAAACTTGATCCGGTGTTGGCTGGGTTAAACTGACCTGTTTCATCAACAAAAATTATACGCGCCGTGCCGCCGGTAAAAGAATCTGATGATCTATTGAAGGCACGCCTGATATAACACTGCGTAACATAATTTGTTATATCTACTGTATCTGCGGCGGCAGTACCCAACACTGCAATATCTAATGGGGTAGCCGGATCATCAAGCACTAAAGCGGGGTCAAAGGAAGCACCGCCGGAGAAGTCAATCTCCGCCCTAAATTTAGCGGCTGGCATTATCTACCTAAATTTGTTAATTGAGTTACCGCGCCTGCTCTGTTTAAATTT